CAAAGGTAGCATCTGCTACTGCTTCTAGAGCAACAGAACCTTCTATGCCTGCTGCCTGCAATCTCTTAAGTGCTGCAGTTTGATCACCTATTTGATTGGCCATTTTTTGCTGCTCACTAACAAACTCTCCAAGTTTAACAGATTGTAGAGCATCTCCAATACTCTTTGCACCATCTTTTATTTTTATAATATTTCCTTTTTCATCAAACTTAAATAACTTATTCTTTTGTTTTTCATACTCTTTTGGATCCATGCCAACTATGAGTTCAATCAGGTCTTCTCCTGCTCCCAATCTTCTCATGTCATTTTCTATACCGCCGAAGATATCGATAGTTTTCTTACCACCAAATAATTTATTTAAAGACTTAAACGATGCATCAAAACCTTCTGTAACCTTAATCTGATTTTTACGAACATCTCTTAACCTTTTTACCAAATCATCTAAAGGCGAAGACTTTGGCTTATTGCCACTACCCTTGTCACCACCACTAACTGGAGCCTTTGCTGTTATCGACGCTCCCTCAGTTACAGCCTTGAAACCTTGCTGTTCTTTATAGTGAGCAATTAAAGCAGCCTGCGATAGCCCCTTATACTGTGCTCCACCATATGTTCTACCCTCAATTACTGTGTTTTCTTTTAGCCATGTCTGGTAGTCGTCAGTTGCAACAATCTGTGGATCTGGAACATTAATAACTGAAGCAATTGTTGTTGTATACACCTTTTGCTGGTCTTCTGTTAAAGTATTAAAGTAATCTTCATTAAATGCATTAGTTCCTTTAACCTGTGGAATAATTTCATATACCATAGTTGCTGTTAAATCTTTTTTGCCTTCAATGGCGTCAAGCATTGTGTTTAATTGCTGATAGGCTGCATCATTTTCTGTGTAGTATTTAACCAAAACATTAGACGGTATAACTGCGTTTAAATTGTTTAACTTAATCATATTTTTAGCAAAGTCTAGTGCGTCTGAATCTTCTTCAAATGCCGAAACTTTAGTAATAAATTGTGCCTGTACTGTTTTGTCAATATCTCCCTTAGCGTTAAGAATATTTTGAGCAGCAACACCAATTGATTCAGATGTAGCACCGCTAAACTTTGTTATGATATTCATCATCTTTGGAGCAATGTCTTTGTTATCTGTTGCCATCTGAAGAAGTTGTCTAAAGACTGATGGAGGAATATCGCCACTTGCCATTTTTGCCTGAATTAAAAATTCTTGTCCGCTATCAATTGCACCAGATTTACGCAATTCTCCTGCCTGCTTATTTACTACGTCCATGTACATTATTTCATTTGGATTATCTTTATATCTTAGTTTGGTGGCTTTTTTCATGCCCATCATCATTGACTCTTGCATGCCCCCAGCACTATTATATTGTGCAACTAAATTTTCTTGAACCTTTGCTTGAGCATCTGTTAACTTCTTTCTCTCTATCAAATAGTCTCTTTGTTTTTCTTCTGCCTCAGTAATTTTGCCCTGAATCCTTAACTCCTGTATCTTTTTTTCATAATAAAGATCATAAGAGTCAAGCATTTGTTTATTTTGTTCTATTGCAATTTTTGCATCTGCTGCATAAGCCCCCGCAAGTTGTCCTGCATCTTTGGCAAGATTTTTTGCACCAAGGTAGGCTGCTATTGCTCCTGCTGCAGCACCTACACCTGCTCCAACCAGTGCACCAGTGACTGTTCCAGCACCTGGGATTATGCTTCCAAGCGCAGCGCCAGCCTTGGCACCCAGGAATGCTCCGCCTGCTGCACCACCAAGTCCTGCTGCACCGACCCCCACCATTTGTGTTGTTTTTTGTCCAGCAAGTTTTGTTGCAAAATTGGCACTATTAATATTTTGAGCACTTGTCTGCATATTCTTAATATTTTGAGAAACCATGTTTGTTCTCACGGTTAAAGGATTTTTTTCAAGATCTTCTCCATTTGGACCAAGTATTTTTTCCATTTGTGCAACAACCTTGATTCCTATACTCATATCTCCTGCTTCTCTGGCAGCATTCATTGCAAGACTTTTTGCTTGATTTATATCCATTGCTCCAGACATAACTGCTGCTGAAAGTTGTCCTGTTAAATCAGAAACTGCCTGATTACCTTTTCCTGCAGCATTTTGTTTTGCTATATTTTGAGTTAAAGCCTTACCTTCTTTTGTTTGTATAAATGCTTCTCCGTATGTTGTCTTTCCTGTTGCTGGTCCAAGCATTGAAAACGAGTTCTTTCTTCTTAGATCCATTTGCTCTGATGCAGTTACTTTACCACCAAATTTTGCTATACTCTGAACAGCAGATGCAGATCCTCTAAACTGTTCTGCCTCTTTCATAACTTGATCCTGTGCTTTATCAAATGCTCTTCTCAACATAACAAAAGCGCCAACGGTAGCAGCAAGACCAGCAACAAGAGCCATAACTGGACTCTTAAGCATTGGAAGAAGCATTGCAATACCCATGAGTGGCATCATTATCTTTTGAGACATTTCCCCAACTTTTCCTGGTGCCATAGAGCCAAGCATTGCAACTCCAGAAAGTGCCATTGCTGCGCCCCCAACACCCATGCCTGGGCCCTTACCTGCTGCTACTCTGGCTGCTTTTCTATCTTGCTGTTTTTGAATATACGATTTAAATCTTCCAGATGGTGTTTTATTTCCAGCATCTTGTGCCATATTTGCAGCAACAACTGGCTGAGGAACTGGAGCCTGTGCTGCTATCTTGCTTAGTCTCCTATTATCTCTTTCTAACTTTTCTAGTTTACGACGAAGAGATTTTTGGTTAGCGTCTACTGGCCCTGTTCCGTATAGAGCAGTTCTAGACGCTGCTGCAGCAGACTGTGAAATAGTTAGACCAATCTTTTGTCCTGCTGACTTAGCCTCTGCTATAGAAGATCTTGCTCCAGCAACTATTGATGAACCTATTGCGCTGCTTGATTCTGGAGCATCTGCAAAACCAGGAACCTTCACACCTCTAGGACCCTGAACAATTCTCTTGCCCTTTTTGGGCTTATTCATTTCTCTTGTATCTTTTGGACTACCTGACTTAACGCCTCTAGTTTTTCTTCTTGTTTTTGGCTTTTCTGTTTTTCCATCTTCATCTTCAACCAATTCATCGGGCTTTACTAAAATAGCATTATGCTTTGCGTGTACGAGCCTCCAGTTAACCTTTTTGCCTTCTTCAAGCCTGTCTATCATTGCCTGATAGTATTTTTGATCTTCTGGTCCAAGATTAAACTTTGCTATCGTTTCTTTTAGTTTTGGCAATGTTCTATCAATTTCAGCAATCATTGCTTTGTGGTATTCATCAGGAGTCATATTCTTTGCAATGTCTGCCGTTGCATTTCCAAACCAGAATGGCGATTTACCTGCTGCTGGTCCCCTAACTCCACTTAAATTCTTTTCTGCCATTTCAAGCATTGATGGCATTCTTTCTGCATAACCTCTTGGTCCAGACGCTGCATTTAGTACGCCAGCCTTGCCAACATCTACTAACCTATTTCCGCCCAAGTTTCCTTTCTTTAGGTCGTCATCGCCACGAAGATTTGCTGCAACTAGTTGTCTAAAATATTCCTCCCTGCTAAAATTGCCTGACAATTCTTTTGGAGTAAACTTTGGATCATAGGCAGACTCAAGAGCAAACATTGTTTTTCCAGTGTAAGGATCCTTAATAACTCTAAGTTCTTGCTTTGGAGCCTCAAGCCCATGTACATCTCTTGCTATTATTGTTGCTCTTTGCTCTGCAAGCGCTGCTCGCAAATCAGGCATTGGTTTTACATAAACCTTTTTACCATCTTCTGTTAAGAACACTCCAGAGGCATCACGAGCACCAACATGACTATATCCAGTACCCTTTTCAAGTTGCTTGCCATATGTGGTGATTGGTCTACCATCAATATCTTTTGCGGTTAAACCTTGTAGGACTGCCCTTGCTTGTTCAAGAAGTTTTTTCCCTGCAGTACCACCGACTTTTACTGAACCAGTATCTCCACCAGATCTGCCAGGCTTCATTACTGGCAATCCAGTTTTTGGATCAATTATTCTAGAAGCGTTAACCGTTTTCTTGGACCACTCCCATTTTTCTGGATTGTTTGGAAAATCTGTTTTATTATGAAGTTCTCGTCTTTCATATGCTGTGACTATATCTCCATCTTTATTAATATCGATCATCATACCTGGCTGTTTTAGGGCCATTTGTTCCAACGCCTTAATTGCTGCAGGATTGGTTGTTGGACTATACTGCCTTATATTTTTTATAACATCTTCTACAGCCATTTGTGAACGATATGTCATTGCTGAAGAAGATCCTGGACCAACTCCTACTACTTTATATATTTGTTTTATTGCGTCTGCATATCTTGGATCTTTTGCAAGACCACCTATAATACCAGTTTTTGGATTTCCCATTCTTGAATATATGGTGTTGTCGCCTATTTTAAAATCATCTTGCAAACCTTGGAAAGATAAAATTAAGTTTTTGCGTACTTTGTTTGCTACTTTTTCAGCCTCAGTTGCACTTAAATTATTTTCTTTCATAAGTCTTGAAGTCATTGTTTCTACTGCACGAGGCTTTCGTATTTCGTCTAGATAGTCTTTTACATTTACTCTATCATACTTAAGCGCATCATTCATCTCTGCTGGAATATCAAAACCAAGTCCACGATATCCTAATGCTGTGCCAACTCCTCTTGATGCAAGATTTGTTCGCATATCTTTGAAGTCGTCAGGAATATCCTTTGTCTGCATTTTTTGTGGTTTAGTTGCATGTGCAAAAACCGTATCTGGTTTAGGTCTTTTCTTTTTAGTTTTAGGAACAGCCGTTCCATCATTAATCAAAGAAGTAATTACTGGTCTATTTGCTGGATCTTGTGCTGCCTGTGCAGGAATAACCGCTTCGCCAGGAGAAAGTAATGCTGGAACAATATCTCCTGCTCCCATTGGTCCTGGAACTCTGTCAACACCTGTTGAATATCTTCTACTTTGTGGGATGCCGCCACCTTTTCCACCTCTACCGACTGGACCAGTAAATCCTAATTGTGAAGCAATTGCCCTTTGATATGCTGCAGCAAGTGCATTAACTGCTGCGGTTTCAGATGTAAATGTTTGTCTAAGTTTTTGATGAACCTGATCAAGAGAGGCTGCTACAGCAGATGCCTCAAGTTGTTGCTGGGTTAAATAGTCTGTTTGGTTACCAAGTATCTGTGTTGATGAGCCAGCACGATTAAACGAGGATTTCATTGTTGCAAACAACTTAATTATATTTGCAAGTCCGTTAGCCAATAGACCAAAAGTCATAAGAGCAATCGGTCCAATTGCTCCTAGCGCTACGGTGAGAATAGTCAAAAACTTTTTGCTTCCTTCTCCTAATCCATTGAATTTTTCAAGAACTTTAGAGGCAAACTCAACAATTGGGGTAAGAGCCTTCAAGAACTGCTCTCCCACTGGAGCAAGTGTTACCTTTAAATCCTCAATTGCTTTTTTAAATTTATATGTTGTGGTATCTTCTATTTTATCTAATTCTCGTTGTGACAATATTGCTAACTCTTCTGTTGTTGCTTTTGTCAAACCAAGAACCCTGGCTGCCTGAGATCCTTGTGCGGTTACATTTTGAAACAGTGTTGAGAGTCTTGAAAACTGGAATTTTCCAAACAATTGCTCAATTGCACGAGCACGATTGAGTGGATCTAATGTGTCTAATGCTTGTGCAAATCCTACTACGGTTGCTGCTACATCTCCCTTGTTTGCTTCTACAATACCCTTGATATTTATACCAAGATCACCAAGCATCTTAGACGCTTTTTCAGATGGGTTAATTAAAGATGCAAGACCTGACTTAAGAGCGTTAGCACCTTCTGAAGCATTAATGCCACCTTCCTTCATTGCTGTAAGGAAGAATGCTAGGTCCTCAACATCGCCACCGAGTTGCTGTACAACTGGTCCTGCTTTAGGAATGGCAATAGTTAAATCTTCAATAGATACAACAGTTTGGTTTTCAACTGCGTTAAGGAAGTCAATCTTCTTTGCCAAATCTTCTGCTGCTACACCGAATGCGTTAGTAACAGAAATTGTTGTTTCAAGCGCCTGTTCCTGTTCAACACCGCCAAGCACGGCAAGTCGTGTTGCTTCAGTAACTTGTGCAGTAAGTTCTGCACCCATTTTACCCATTGCTGCAGCGTTTGCTGCCATCTCCATGGTCTTTTCAACAGCAACACCATACTTAGTATATTCTTTCGCAAGTGTCTGTATCTGCTTAACCATTGCGTCAGTTTCTTCTTGCGTAGTAAACATTTCACCGTAAACACGCTTAAACCTAATTGCCTGCTCTTCAAGTTTCATGAAGGTTTTTGCAGCAGTAGATCCAAGAAGCATGAGCGGAACTGTGAAACCAACCATTAACTGGCGACCAGCCCACTGCGTATTCTTACCAAAATTTAATAGATTTGTTGAACCCTGCTTTAGTAATTGATTTAATAATTGCTGACGCTGTGCTGCTATCTGTGTTTGAGTAGCAAGATTTTTCATGTCCAACGTAAGAGGTCTTACGGCAATGGCTTGAAGGGCTCCATTTGCCCCACGACCCATTTTTATATACTGGGTCTGGATATCTTTTACACGCTCTCGTGCTACCTTGTTTATTGTTTCAAACTCAGATTTAAAAAGTCTACCAAAAGTTTTGGTTGCTGCTCCAGTATACCTAAAATACTCTCTGGAGGTTAGTTTATTTTTTTCTAAAGCATTAGTAAAATACTCAGTACTTGTAGCAACCGTTCGCATGGTTGCTTGAAATTTTCCAGTAGCATTTATGCTGTTCATCAAGTTTTGTGCTTGATTTGCTGCTACCGCTGACGCTGCTGCGCCAGACTTTGACATCTGTGTGTGGAAGGCTGATATTTGACGCTGTAGAAGTTTTAAACTTGCTAAAGCATCTGACGTATCAATATTTACATGAATATTGGATTGAACATCAGCCATCCATTAACACCTCTTTATTTAGTTATTTACAAGATTGCCGAGCAGAGTTGCGTCTGAAAGTCTAATTCCAGATGCCTCTTCGACGATCTTGTATACTGTAGGAAGATCTATATTTTCTTCTAGGGCTTCCTTGTCTTCCGCCAACTCTGGCTTGTATTGCTGCATTGCGATTTGTACACATTCCATAAGTAGAGTCATTGACTTTTCATTGTCTTCGGCTACTTTGGCGATATCTTCAAACTTCTTCATAAACGGACGAAGTAGTGAGATCTTTAATGGTCTTACCTTGATCTTTGTTCCATCGATGAGAGTTACTGTTTTTTCTTCCGTGGCAGTTGCCATTTATTCCTCCTTATAAGGTTAAAGTTAATTATACCATAGCGGAGTCTATTTTTTTGCTATTCTATAACCTCATAGGTTAGGCCCATTCCTATTCCAAAACCAGCCCTTTCTGCATTTTTACCCTGAAGTGCAAGAATGTCATTTCCATTTTCTGCTGCACCTTTACTAAACACCCTAGCCTTCATGTCTTCCCATTCATTACTATTCCCTGAATTTTTATCAAGATCCACACCTTGCATAGCAGCAGCAAACTTTTTATCACTGTAGTCTAAATCTCTTTTGGCCTTAATTGTTGCAGTTAATTCAGGCATTGATAAAGACTGTTCTAATTCCTCATAGTCTTTCCAAATGCCAATCAAAAACGCCTCTGCTTCTAATTTTGCCAAATCCAAAGTTTCCCAGGAAGATCCACTATCTACGGCCTGAGATTTTACTGGCTCTTCTGATTTTTGATTAATCTTAATTCCTGCTGCAATGTCGATAACCTCATATATTGTTGGTAAGTCTAAATTGTCTTCAAGGTCATCTATAGTTTTTATATATGGAGCATATTGCTTCATTGCTATAAGGGCACAAAGAACTAAGATAGATATTGATTCATCATCTGTTTTTGCTAATTTTATTGTTTCAAATTTTGTTAAAAATTCCCTAAGATATTTTATTTTAAGTGGGGCAGCCTCAATTACTGTTCCATCAATCAGAGAAAATTTTTTCTTTTCATATACGCTTGTTGCCATTATATAAGTATACCAAATGGAAAAGCCCAGACCTTGTGAGTCTGGGCTAGTCCTATTAAGTTGTATTAGTCGAGTGAACGATCTACGATTTTACCGTATGATGCGTCATCGTTTGGAAGGAGACGGAATGATACTTCAAACATTGAAGCCTCATCACGCTTTGCTGATACTGTAACATTCTCAATTGAGAGTGCACGGTATGCAACATAGATTCTTTCCTTTGGAGTTGCTGAAGAACCAGATCCTGGTCCTACTGCTACTAGTCCACGCTCTAGTGGAACATCACCAATATCACCTGCGGACATCTTCAATGTTGAGAGTCCTGATCCTGATACTAGGTCTGTATCATCTGCTGCAATTGCAACTAAAAGATTTTCTAGTGTTGCCTCTGCGAATGATGTGTTTAGATTAACTGTCATACCTTGCTTGAATAGACGAGCAACGTCGAGAAGTTGATCTACTGCTACTTCACCGAAATCTGGCTGGAATGCGAGTTCCAAACCGTTCGATGTATAACCTACGTTGGTGTAATTTTCGTCATCAAGTGACAAAGTTTCCTTGTAGGATGTTGCGGATGCTGTCATTGCTGGAAGATCTGTTAATGCTTGTGCATCAGTAATCTTGCCAGTTGATGAGTTGTATCCGATTGGACCTGCATTATGCGTAAAGAGTGCTGCTGCACCTACGATAATGTTACTACTTGAACCACGGCTGTATGCCATATATTCTCACCTCTTTCATTTTATTAAAAGGGGGTTTGTTTCCTCACCATAATTATACAGCCTTTTTATGAGGTTTAGTTTGCATGCCAGTCGTAGTCGATTATTATCTTATTCCCCGCATAAGTACGGGCAGTGCCGAAGTCTACGATATCCCTGGTTTCTTCTAGTTGGTAGATCTTAAAGTTGTGGAAAAAGCAGGACTTGGACTCATTAGACCACAAGTCTGTATTTGCTATTGCCCATTCATTTATTTCTTTTGCTGAGTCATCTCCGCTATCAAGCAGATCGTTTACCTGCTGCTGAGTAATTATCATCTTCTTTTGTGCGTCATCGCCAGTAGCATAGAAATAGTACAAAAGTTGTTCGCACTTTATGTATGGAAATGGCGCTCTTCTCATTTTAAACATTCTGTCATACACGGCAAAAACTCCATTGCTGTCTGGAAATGTCTCGGTTAATGCATCTATCTGTGTTGGAAGTGTTGGGAAAAAATATGCAGCCCCGTTGAATCCAGGCATATCTAATTTTGATGCAAGATATTTATTAATAATTGTAGGCGGATGATGAATTAGCGCTGTCACTGAATACCAACTCCTGCATTAGCAATCCAGCGGTAACCTGTTGACAAGCCCTTAGATCTGCCCAATCTTTTTCCTGCTGCCATATCTTTTCTATATACAACTGGATTCTCAAGATATCTAGCAATACCGCTTACTCTTAAAAATGCTTGAGAAAAATATCTATTAAAGAACATATCAAACACCTTTTCAAAACCACCTTGAACTTCTGTTCCTCCAGGGTTGTCTACCCTTACTTCACTTTTTGTAAACACCGTTTCTCCATTATCCTCAAATGCCAAAGCCTGTGCAACTCTTGGTCTGATAACAACTGGAATGCCCTCTTCCATGATTCTTGCCTTATCATAAAACGGAGTCCTAGACCCATTCTTTATTGAAGTAGATTGACGAAATGACGACCTAAATGACAAGCCTAGATTACTGGTTGTATATGATATATCATATAATCTTGCACTAGGGCTGCCTGTCTGATTCCATTCATAAACATGATGCAGCATATCTGGATTAACTCTAGCATTAGAATCTATAAACTCTTTCATTAGTTCTACTGTTTCTAATCCTACTGTTTTTAGGAATATGGTTTTTCCTCTTTGAATTCCCTCCAAAAATCCCATAGAATAGTCTACAATATTGTTCATTTCTTTTTTAAATTGTGCAGAATTAAATACGGCTCTCATACATCACCCGTTTGATTTTCTGACCTTCTTATTACAACCCTATAAGAGTCTACAGTTCCAAATGGCCCCATAAATGGCTCATATGTTGCTATCTCAAACAGCGTTCCTTTGCCAGATCTTGGCCCAGATGTTTCTAAATAAATAAGGTTTCCCTCTTGATCTTTTACGTCAGTTATCAGTATATTTGTTAAAGAGTTTTTGGAATCTCTAGACGACATTCTTATGTCTGATTTTACTCTACCAACTAGGATTGAATGCTGAGTTATATTGACATTTGGCTTAACCTCTTCTTTAAAAGCAGTTCCGCCAGAACTAAAGTTACATGCAATAACCCTATCCAAAACCCATTGCTTTTTTATTGCCCCAAAGTCGCCTTGCTCAACGATTGGATGATATAAAGACGCCTGCATTGGAAACATAAAGTCTGGAGTTTCGCATACTGTCATTACAACACCCCAAGTTTTGTAATAGACTTAGTATACTTTGAAAGTATCTTGTCTACAAGTATGTTTCCCGTTCCCTCGAAAAGACCTTTATCAAACTGAATTCTATACTGATCTGTATTGTACGAAGAAATAAATCTCTTATAATAATCTAACTTGCCACACTCTATATCATGCACAAGTATTTCTGTTGCCTTAACAATGTCTGATGGAACGGATGAATAGCCATACTCAACAGTTATTCTATAGTCCCAAGTTTTTCCAAAACCTCTATATATAAATTGTGGATCAAGAGAGTCTGAAGACGCTGCTGGTAAAACAAGTGGGGCTGACTCTGCACGATTAATATTGTCTGTTGACTTTTCAACAATTGCTGTTTTATCAGATGTTATTTCATATTCTCTATCTGTTACCAATTTGTTATTTTCGTATACGCTCAAAACTTTTTTTACATCATCCCAGATAGGCAAATAGTCTGATCCAGTGCCTGTAAAATTTAAAACCTTTTTTTTGTAATAAAAACCTTCTCCAACAATCGAGTCAATTATTGCTCTTGCTATTTCTTCACTATCTGCATACGCAGCAATGTCAGAAGCAGTGCTTCCCTTTGTGGATGGATCTACATATGGCCTAGTTATTTCGTATGTTTCATCAATAATGACATCATCTAGAATTTTTACCTCTACTCTATACTCAGAGTCATATCTTCCAGGAAGGTCTATAGTTATAGTATCTCCCGTTGAAAGTTCTGAAAACTCTAGTGTAGATACAGAAAGATCCGCCATATCAGTTACTAAAACAGTTACATCTTCATCTGTTATAGATGAAGGAATAGTGTAAGTTACTGGTATATCTGCGTATGGCGGAACTCTCAATATCTCCATACTAAATTACCCTAAAACCTTTTTTACTTCTTCGGGTGTTGCAACACGGACATGTGAGCGAGTAAGCCACTTGTCTGCTTGCTCTTTTGTTACAATATTGTAACCTCTGTAAAGTGTTCCAACTTCTTCCCAACGAACATTCTTTGTTGAGTGAATGGCCACCTTGTCTCCATCTTGATTTGCTGGCTTAACAGTCTTCTTTGGACCGTCTGCTGCCATTGATCCAATAGCACCTGTATTTGTAAATCCTAGCGCTTGAACTGGCTCTGCTGCTGGCTCTTCAACCTTTGCTGGCGCTTCTACAACAACTGGCTCTACGACAGGCTCTGCAGCAGGCTCTACTGGTGTTTCAGCAACAATAGGCTCTGGTGCATTTTCTGCTACGAATGGCTTGTTATATTCATTGTTTTCCATAATATCCTCCTTGTTTGTATTATATCACTAAAGTATTAAGGGGGACAGGAGAGTGAACTCCCGCCCCCCATAAAAGGTTACTGTTACAGATTATGAATCTGAAGCAGCGTCAGCGAATGCAATTGCATCCTCTTCTTCCCATTGAATACCGAAGCGAACGAATACAGTATATTCAATTGTATCCTTCTTCGCTACGTACTCACGGTTTACAGTAATATCTCTCTGGAATCCCCAAACACGGTTGGCAGGGAATGTCAAATCGATATAGCCTTCTGGGTAGTAAGGAACTTCTTGAACTTCAATTCCGAGAACACGGGTTGTACGTGCTCCACCGAATGTCTGTCCAATACCGTCGAGATAGTTCTGACGGTTTGCTTGAGTGCTTCCTGGAACTTGTCCAGCAAACGCTTCAGCAACTGCATCTGCAAGTGTACCGTTATTCTTAACGATTCCACCGAATGCGTCTGTACCTGCGTAGAACTTAAGATTGTTCTTAAGTGCACGGTACTTACGTGGCATTGCATTGATGATGCCCTGCATGACGCTAGGTGTCCAAGCATTATCTGCTACGGTCACGACTGACTCATGTGCATCTCCATTTGTCTTTACCTTATTGATAAAGCCTGGCATGATTGACAAGAATGCTCCTGTTGTACCATCACCATTGATAGCGAGATCTTCGATATCATTTGCGAATGCGTTGGTCATCAAGCGTACCAAGTGATCTTCTAGAGCATCACCTTCGACACCATCTTCCAAAGATTCTGCAGTTACTTCCCAATCAAGACGAATCTTCTTGGTAGTAAGTTCGACCTTGGAGAATGTTGCACCTGTGTTTGTGTATGTACCAACTGCTTGCGCTGCTGCACGAATTACACGCTCACCGACGTTTACCTTCTCAAGTTCCATTGAATTAGCCTTCATTGTTACACGACGGCCATCCTTTGCTAACACTGTAGCGTCCCAAACATAGTCGATAAAACGACGAGCCTGCTCGGGGCGCAAAATTCCAGAAGCCGCTGAACCACTAGGGTTAACAGCATTTGCTCCGCTAGTTGTTCCTAGCGTTGCTGTTGGAATGTTACCAAGTGTATCTGCACCTGGATTTGTTACTCCACCAATACCGCCTGATGCGAATGCACCTTGGCCTTGGTACAAACCTGGATTTTCTCCTCCTAGATTAGCACTCTCGCCTGGCTGGTTTTTGATTATTTCTTCTGACATATTGTCACCTCCTAGTGATTTGTTCATTTGAATAGATCGGCTGTTTTGAGGAAACTACCGCCCCATAGGGATTTTTCAACCGTTTCAGGCTGATTCTGAAAGATATCGCCGATATCTCCAGACTTTCGGAATGCGGTGTCTGCTTCCACAGCGTCTACTCGTTTTCCAAATTCATTAAATTCACTTGTTACTGCTGCAATATCTTTTGCAACTGCTGCAAATGAATCCTTAACTGTATCAACATCGACCTTTGAAGACTTAAGAAGTTCTACTTCTGCTTGCAAAGCCTTTACTGTTGACACTAGATCGCTAAAGGCTGATTCTAGAGTATTTTTCATTTCGGTAACTGCTTCTGCAACTACCTCTTCTGACTTAGATACTTCTACAACTGCTTCAACTACTGTTTCGACTGCTTCAGCATCTTCTGCTTTAGTAATCTCTTCTGCTACAACTTCATCGGTCTTGGCAACTTCTGTTACCTCAACCTCTTCTGCTTTAGCAACTTGTTCAGTAACTTCTGCAACTGATGCATCTGCCTCTGGAGCGACCATAACATCTTCAACTACATCTGTCTTTTCAACTTGTGTTTTTGATTTTGTCATAGGTTGTACCTCCTTGTTAATCTTAGAAGTATTAATGCCCTTAGCACTATCAACTAAGAATTTTATCATTTGTGTTTTTTCATTATCCGTTTTTTCAACGAACCCTATATTTTCCATTTGTTCTCCACTGACTGGGCTGAGTTCTGATTCGTTCTCAGATGATATTACAATACCGTTTTCCTTGTCGTAAAAAACATTTTCTAAAACCGTTAAGTCTCCCTTTATAATATCTACACCATCAACTTTTTCAACCGATATGATATTGGCAAATTGATTTGCTGGTGAATCTACAAGGCTTAACTCTATTAGGTCGTAGTCTTTAATAATTCTAATTTGTGAGTCTGACTTTTCATCATAGCCATCATCCCACTTGTTCATCTTGCCACCAATAGAAAATCCAGTTAGTGTGCCGTCAAGAACTTTTTCCCAAGTGTCTTGTGCACCCTTTGAAACATAGGCTGAAACAAAAACACCCCTGTAGAATTTCTTTGAGTCTGGATCAAAATACTTATCTTCTTTAAAGTTAATCATTTTGCCTACTGCTAATGGCTGATGCATTTCTCTAATGTTCCCACGGAATTTTGCAAAGGCTGACATGGATGCTTCTGCTGTTACAATATCCATCTGCTTGTCTAGGTTATCTAATGATGCAAAACCTGAGACGATACGTCGCTCTTTGTCGACCTTACTAAAAGGCATTGATAGACGAAGATTTTCCCCATCTGAATTCCAGTGGGCTTTAGATATATTACTCACCACTATATTATACCCTCCATTTTATACAAGTATCACATTCTGGACATATCGGACATTAGAGAGTTTTTCTTCCTTCGCCCTTTGGATTTCGTCCAGCAACGGTAGAGGAACTATCGGAGTTGTTGTTTGTTCTTTCTGAATCCCTGGCCCTTGTCGTATTTGCTTCTGCTGCTGCCTCTGGTTTAAGTTGTAGTACTTCATCCCCACCTTCTCGCTGTGGCATATCAAGAGCAACTCGTGCTTCGTTAGGAGTCATGATTTGATTCTTTACATACCTCTCAAGGATTTGAGATTGTGCAATTTCATCAGTAAGAGTTAGTTCATTAAATACAAACTCAACAATGTCGGTCTTTTCACGAATAATCTTGTTGATCATTTTTTCAAGTTGTCTTTGGGCAGGTCTTGCAACCTGCTCTTTAAAGGTGCGATCCTGTGCAAGTGCTGCTGCAATAGATCCAGAATCGCCCCCACCTAATTTAGAAAGTGGAACTTGGTGTGCTACCAAGATGTCATCACGGTTTTGTTTACGATACTCTTTAAATGAGCCATCCTGTATACCGTCTTCGATAGGCTCCATCTTAAATTCAACCTTGTTGTTTTCGCTATCACCTGGAAGTGGAATATATAGCGTTCTATGTGACTGCCCTCTGAGATTTGTCTGCAAGAATCGAAACATCTTATCTTCTGCATCTCCAGAAAGTTTTGCACCCTTTAACGTTACAACATAACGTGGCACTGCCTTGTTTGCAAAGTAATCAATATTGTATTGTGAAGCAAGTGAGTCTCCGTGTAAGGAGTTTATTGCTGACATAATGTCTGGCACTCCGTAAAAAGTGTTGAGAGGCGAGTATTGCTTAAAGTGAATAATTTCGTTTGGTCTAGCATCTGTTGTTAATGGGTTTGGATTTCTTGCTCCAAAATTACGGAAGTATACAATCTTGTTTCCAATAATCTGGACATAGCCATCTTTAATTCTACGAACTCTCATTGTGGTTGCTGGTATATGCCCAACGTAGCCAATCTCTCCACGAGTTGTTCTTCCAATTTCTAGATAGCCATTTCCAGTTGATTGAAGGTCTGTATAAACCTTTTCCATAGTTGCTGTAAAGGAGTCGTCGTCATTAAGTGACTCTAGCCATTCTCTTGCTTCAATCTTTGTTCTTTCAATTCTTTTTCTTGCTTTCTGTGTTGCGCTATTGTCTTCTGAAGCCTCTAGGCGAAGCATTGTTCTTTGAGAAACATGAAACTCGTATCCAAGACCTACGATGTTCTCTACCTTTGCATCAATGGCTGCATGGTTTGCAAAAGATGTATCGTAGTAGTTTGCTAATTCATATAGATTCCATGGTGGTGTAATAACATCAAACATTCCATAGCCGTTTACATATACTAGCCCTGGGTTTATTTCTTTTGACTGTGCTCCATCAATACCGCTTTTTCCAGCAAGTGCTGCGGTTGTATATTGCTTTGTTGGTTCAACCATCTTTGTTGAAGATCTGCTTATACGTCTTTTAAAGTTTGAGTCTAGACCGTCTAGAGTTTTTAGTGTTTCCCAATTACCCTTAAAAGGATCTGAGTTTAAAAATGGATCGTCTTTACTAATTGCACGATCAATGCTTGCTCCAATAACAATCTCGTTATCTTCCATGACTACTCCTCGTCTCCATACAATGCTATTGTATCTTTTGCTGCTTGAACTGCTCCAAGATCATTTAGGTTAGGAAGCAATCCAGAGTTCATTCTATCTACCTGCTCGCTATATTCTTCTTCAGATACACGAGATGAACCAGCAATAAACTCTACAGTTCCATTTCCTGGATCTCCATAGTGTATTGCTGCTTGCTTTAATTCTGAAATTTTTGCAATGTCCCCTCGCATAGAAGGAATGTTTAAAACAGAACCATGCCCGTCTGAGAAATATCTTCCGTTGGCTTTTTTATAAATGTATAGGCCCCAGTCATAGTCTTTCTCAATGACTTTGCGCCTAACATTTTTGACAATTGGTTGACCAGTTTTTGGGTCTATTAATGAATCCATATCCACAAGTATACCATATTAAACTGGATCAACTGTAAATTTGTTCCAGGATATGTCATTATACATAGAGTACGCATAATCTCTAACTGTCAATGGAGAGTTGTCTCCCACAATTAACTTGTTTGTTCCAGTATAACTCTTGTATACCTCTGACGGATTTACTCCATAATAACTAGTTTCCGCTAAAACAAGAACTTTGTTCCAGTTGAAAGATCCAATATTCCAGAACTCCCAGTCTAGTTCTAAACCAGACAAAACCTTTACCCTAAACCACGGTCTTTCTGATATATTCTGAACTTCTTGAAGATTCGTTGACTGGTAGTAAGAAATGCTATTAAAGAGTAGTGGGCCAGTTAGCCTTGTTGCCCCTTCAAAAAATGAAAAATTAAGACTGTCTGCAAAATTAATACCTAAAAATCCCCACTCTTGAAGAGTTAGCACTGGCTCTTTTACAATCTTTCCGTTCCAGTAAAACCCAATGCCATCTTGAATCAAACCAGTTTTTGCATCAATTGCATATATTTTTGCTCTTCGTCCACTTGGATCATTTGCAACCATATAAAACTTTATGTACGATCCTTTGCTTTCTACCTCAAATATTTGAGTTGGTGCGTATGGGAAGTAGTCTCCATCAAATCTAACAGCCATTTGCATTGCTATTACTTTAAAGTTATTTGCTCTGCTTGTGTTCATTGGAATAGACAGCCCACGATTAACAATAGGATCGTACCGTCCCTTTACTTGAATACCACTTGTTTTTGTAAGATACAAATATGGAGATGATCCAGTATATATAGAAAATGGATTATTCTTTTTAAAGTTATAATAAATTCCAGTTTTGGTATATGGATATATAGGTGTTCCAAACCTAGTTCCTACTGGGCTTGCATCTGATTCGTTTAATGCTTGCGATGCATAAGAAAGTTTTTTAATGCTAACATTGTGAGTTTCTGAGTTTTTAACATTTATATCAATATGAGTCACAATAGAAAGATCATTAAAATCTACACCTACTGGCGGATAAATTATCATATTGTCTACAACCTCATATTTTGTTGTCATCCAGTCTGATCCAGGAATTAGGATTCCATTTCTAGAAGGTCTTTCTGTTTTTGTAAAATAGAATGGAGTTTGATTTGCACCTAATTCTGTATATTGAAAAGTAATATAAGTTTTTACGATTGCCCCATCTGTGTCATATCTATAATCTTTTGCTATTTTATTTTTAAGATCTTCGTAATCGTTATAGCCAGTAAACAGATAATTGTCAAGTGACTCATACGTTCTTTGAATTGGTAGTCCATACTCGTTTGCAAGGTCTGCATATGTCCATTCAACTGGATCAGTTTCTATTGCAATTGTTTTTGATGGTATAGGATAGTCAATATTAAACTGTATAAAATCAAGGTCAAAATACTGATCTCCTCTTTTATCTAAAACCGATTCAGCAAAATATGTTAAAGGAATTTGATCTTCCCAATATGCGTTTGCAGACACTGTTAAACTATATGTGTCAAAAACTTCATCTGGCAGAAGAGTATAACTTGCTACATGGTCCATAAGAAAATCTTCACCAGATATAAAAACACCACCACCAGATATAGCCCCGTTTGCTGTATCTGTTGTTCCTCCGTAAGGTTGCGTTGATGTTGTGTCTATTCCGCCATCAATATTAATCAATTGATTATTTTGATATACAGCAAATAGGTCTTCGTTCCAGACTGGTACACCTATCTCATTAAACAGTCCTCTGATTTTTTGAAAATTGTATTTTGTACAAAAGCCAATCTTGTAAATTTTACCCGTAAATGTAGAAGTTTCGTCTTTTTTGCCACCCACGTATAATCTTAAATCTGATAAAGATCCAAAGAATTCTGATGCTGGATTTCCAAACCTGGAAACAAATGCTGGGATGTTTAATCCAACATCAATTAACTCTCCAGGCTCTGCGACAGTTGGAGAGTATACTGTTTCTAAAATTCCATCATAATTTATAGAGTATGATATTTGATTGTTAATTAACTCTATTGTAAAATAACTATTGGTGTTTTCTTTTTCAATTCTAAAAAGTGTTTGAGTAGTAGGAGATGATTCTGGTATTCTCATGCAACCATAAAATGCAGATATTGGAGTTTTTAAAAAATCAAAGTTTTTAAAAAACAGATACCCAGAAACAGACGACCAGTTAGTGTTAGGTCTAAAAGAAAAAAAGTTTTTTGTATCAGATGACTGTGCCAATTTGCAATCTAACAATAACTCTTCTTCTGTTTTTGACGATAAAAATATTTCTGGAAGAGGTCCAGAAGGTACAGATAAAGATTTATTTATAATTGAGGTGTTGTCGTTAAAGGCTTGTTGCCAAGATCCAACTTTTGGGTAAGAATAGTTGGCAGTATAGTCTGCAAAAGCATAGTCAATAAATACAGAAGTTCCGCTATATGATGTATTAATGTTTTCTGGTATTTCTACCCCTTGACCAAAAACAAATCTTCTTTTTGCCATGGCGGTTGCAACCACATATGGGTAAATTCCAACGCAATCAATTTCTATTGGAGAAACGTCTTCGTATGCATAAAATCCTATCCAATCTTGATCTTTTTGATTTTCATTTAGCATTTCTGGCAAAGAAACTGTTTCTCTGTCATAATCTAAAGATATAACTTCTTGTCCATTAATAACAAGAGATGCAACGTCTTTTCCAATTCTTAAGTGAACTAGCATTGGTCTTGTCCACTCTCCAACATAATATGTTTTATATTGATTATTAATTTTAAGTCCTATTGCTGGTCCGTCAACATATATTCCATCATTTGAAGCAATTGGCCCTATAATTCTTTTTACTTCATTTGTATAAGAGTTTACCCTTAGCCAAGTTTCAAGGGTGTACTCTTTAAATTTTCCAGACTCATTTAAAAATCCTACTCCAGGAATTATTAGGGATGGATTTGATCCGTTTGCGTATAACGCTGTTAGGCTAGATGTTCCATAAACCATTGGGATTCCTAAATTTTTTGCTTTAAGCATATTTTCAGAAGCCAGGTAATATGCGTTTAGTTCTTGTAATCCATAGCATTTTGCAATAAGACCTTTCTGTGGAGCAATTGCAATTGTTGAAGGAATATCTATAGGGACAACTCCAAGAGAGGTTGAAGAAAACTCTTCTGACCATTGTCCGAAAGTTATTCCGTTTACCAAAAATACATCTTCTGTTTCTGATCCTCCAATGAAATTAATCTTAAATACTATTTGTATTTTTGAATCATCTGGAGGTGTATCAAATGTTTCTGATATAAAAACCCAACTATTATTTATTGCAGTGTCATAATTTTTTAGATGCCTAACTATGTTTCCACTAGTTGTGTCTTCGTATTGATATCCAATTTCAAAACCTGAAACATAAGAACTTTCAGAATAAAAATACCCTCCAACAGAAAATGTTTTTAAGTATGTATTTAGATCTCTCAAGTCCATAATCTCATTGCTTATTGCAATAACAGATGCTGTCTCATCATTGGTTGGAGTTGCTGTAATTTTACCTACATAACTATTGATGAATGGCTCGCCTATTGACTGTGGATAATTTTGATGAGTACCGCCAGTAATCGTCCAGTTAGAAAGATTTCTTTGTGTCTCAGAAATTAAAGAAATATAGTCTGCATTATCATCAAGAGCCCAAAGGCCAGTAGGATGTTCTGCGAACACTTTTTCTGCGTATAGGTTTGATGGAGTAGACATTATGAGTCTATTTTACCACAGAAGGCTACTTGTTTATTTTAATTTCACAGTAGTCTGTAGTGCAATATGACTCACCCTGAGCCTCAAGATTATCTACACCATCATAAATGGCACTAAAGTCAATGTGCTTTAATTTACCAATATATGACTCATATTGCTCTTCAGTAATCTGAGTATATGGCTGCTGTGGATAAACAGTATTTCCCATTGGAAGGAATGAGACTGCCTTTAACTGTCCCTCGTACATGTGCAGTGCTGGAACAACATGTTTTGATTCTGTTTCCTTGTCAAATGAAAGCGTTACCGAAACGCCGTTGTCAGACCAGTACTTTTGAGCAGTTGCAGCAAGTGCAATCTTTTCAAACAATGTAACATCTTTTTCAGATCTTGGGTGACCTGACTTAATTGGAAAGTATACGACTGATGTGTTTGCTGATACTAAATCGTCTTCAATTGTGTACCCCGCTGCTTTGAACAAGTGTATCATTGAATCTGTATTTCCAAATCTTACTGCACGAAGAAAAAAGTTTCCTCCAGGACCCCAGTGAACTCCAGGAGTTGCACCAGAAAGAATTGAAACAGATCCTGATGGCTTAACTGTTGTTACACGAATTGATTCACGAACACATAGCCACTCTGAATAGGAATGATCATATTTACGAATTGTTGTATAGCCTTCATCCATCCACTCACGGACTGTAGGCAAACCCTTTTGGTCTGCAAAGGATGCAATACCAGTAAGAGATGTACCAATACGACGATTGCGTTGCATGATACCGTTTGTTTGCTGCCAGTGTGTTGGAACAAGCGTTACGGTCTTGCCATAAAGGTATGCAAACTTCAGGGTACGCAGGAAGTCCTCCTTAGATTCATGACGATTCAAGTGCACTTCTACAAGTGTACATAATTCATATGACTCCAATGGCTGCTCCGCACAGGGGTTAAAGCCCATCACACGATAGTCCTTTCCGTCTGGCGCATCCTTTAGTCTGCCATAACTACGAGCAACATCAAGCCAGATAAAGCCTGGCTCTCCGTTTTCTGTACTTAAATCTACATAGTCTTCGTACTTAGTTCCAACCTCTGCTGAGATAGAGTTGTTAGACATCCATGCCCATCCTGGATTTTCTGGATCAAAGGAGTTGCGCTCTGGAAATGACTCAGAGTTTTTCAAATTCATAAACACATCATCTCCAGCACTACCCAAAGCAAGGGTTGCTGAGCGTCTTACGTTGCCTGATACCACGCAAGTACCGATTAGATTTACAAGGTCTACGATAGCACGAGAGTCTAGTGTTTCTCCAGTCCTAGAGCCTATTACACGGTCTATCTGATGGTGCAACTTCATAAGGGGTGCAGGACCTGATGCAACGCCTCCAAAGCCTTTTATAGGGGCTCCTAGGGGTCTAATTAGGTCATAGTTAAACTTCTGGATGTTTTGGTTTGGCCTGAGATATGAATTAATTAAAACTCTCACCGATTCTACCCATCCCTCACGAGTATCAGGAATTTCAAAAACCTGCTCTGGTTCTGTAGGGGCATAGATAGAAAAATTCTTATCCTGTCCAACTGTGTCAAACCCTACACCAATGCCAAGCATAAGGGCATCCATGACCCAAGCAAACAATGCTCCTGGATCATTCTTGTCAAGATCTTTGGTTGATACCATTGCACAATTTTGTAGTGCTGCCGAGTTTTTCTTTTCCATAGTCATAGGGGTTCCAAATGCCCACATTCCACGACCTGGTGGTGTCCACTTTAAATTAAACATTCTGTCGTATGCTTCTTGTGCTGACTTTTGAGCCTTGTAATCATTCCATGGCAAACGATTTTCTTTAGCATGGTTTTTTTGAACTGAATACATGCCCTCGATTACACGACGACAAACTTCGTGCCATCTTTCTTTAGTTCCATCTTCTTTCATCCTAGAGTAAGTACGAATAAAAGTAATTTCTCCAAGTGAATTTTCTGCTGCATCTTTAAATCCAAATGGGCTTTCAACTTTTATATACTTTTCTACAAAGTCTTCTGGAAGCCTAAAACTAAAAAAATCTGACATAATATGTATCGTCCTTTCAAAAACGGAATAAGTGTTAATTATAGCAGAGTTTTGTAAAAAGTAAAACTCTCGCCTAAAGTTATTGTTAAGGGTTAGTATTTGCCACTAAGGATATGATTTATCTCTATATGATTTATGTTAACATGTTTTGGTAAACTTGCAACCCATCTTATAGATTCTGCCATATCTTCTGCTGTTATAGCAATATCTCTTTTTTCTGTTTGTGTGTCAATTGTGCCTGGACAAATTTCAGTTATCTTAATTCCATATTGTGGAAACTCTAACCTCATTGTATCTACAAGAGCCATCATTCCTCTTTTAGCATTTGTATAGTTCCCACCCGATCTGTATGGAAACTTACCACCTAAAGAACTTATGAATATAATTGTTGGAGAATCTGATTTTTCCATGCATGGAACAAACAGTTGAGAAAGATACATTGGACCAGAAACATTTATATCGTATGCTCTTCTAAAATTATCCATTGTTTCGTTTATAATACTAGTTGGTCCAGCACCTCCACCTGCGTTGTTTACTAGAAGGTCCAAAGTTACATCTTTATACTTATCATAAAACTTTTTTATTTCATTGGCATTTGTAATGTCCATTTGATAGACTTCTACATTCTCCCCAGCCAATCCTGAGACCTTTGATAAATCTCTTGAGACAGCAATAACTTTATATCCATTTTCAGATAAAAGTTTTACAGTTGCATACCCTACGCCTTTGCTTGCTCCCGTAACTATTGCTGTTTTTTTTATCATAGTGTGTCCCATTTAAAATGTTTTCTATATTTTTCTAAGCCAATCACTGTTGGATCTACCCACCAGTCTTCATGTATTTGTCTAACAACTAATGAGTATCCAAGTGAGTCTAAAATTTCTCTTTGTGCATCACGCATTGCTGTATTTCTCCAGTACATATTTGAATCGTGCTCAAAAGTAATAACTGTAAACCTATATTTGTTTAGTGGAACAGCAATTAGTCCGTGTAAAGTTGTATAGTGATTACCAGCAGGTCGTCCGTCTATTTGATACCCAGCATCAATGTCTACTTGAAGATAATCTATTTGATTTGGAAAGTTATTTTCTTCAAAATATTTGACATAGTTAAACTTTGTTGCGTCACCAAGGATGCAAGGATTTTTTCTATTTTCTGACACCTCTTTGTGTAGTTCTGGAACAATCTCAAATGAAACCCCTGTCCAATCAAACTCATTTTCAAGTCTATAAGTGTTGCTTCCATTTTTAGAATGAGCAGCGCCCAGTTCTACATAATAACCATTTTTTTTATTATCGAGCAAGTCTAAAACAAATTGCTCTTGATCACTAAAATTTTGATGACCCTGTATCACACTAGTGAATCCAGTGTTGTGGGACCATTATCTTTTCGCCACTTTTGACTAAGTGTGCGGTGTGATGGTATGGTGGTGATGGTGGGAATACAATAACACTTCCAGCCTTTGGCTTAACTGCAAAAGTGTAATTTTTAGTTTTTTCTGCTTCTGCAAAGTCTGACGCTGGGCTTGCATTTTTTAAAACTCCGTCTGGAGACGCAATAGTAAAAGAAATTTCTCCACCTTCATAGTCATCATTTAAATACATAACAAAAGAAACTTTTAGTCTTTCGTCTCCTTCTTGCTGGTCAAAGTGTGCACCCATATATGTTCCTGGCTTATACTTTTTAATTGGATATTGTGGAAACAGTTTTGGCTCTTCAGTTATTCCTTGAGCCTTAGCATAATCTCTTGCTACAACATCAAAGGCTTTTTGCAATGTATCATAAATATACTTATTCTTCTCATCTGTATCTACAGTTAAAGCAATAGTTTTGTCTGAACCATAGACATAGTGCTGACCGCTACATGCCATCCACTCACCCCAGGGATCTTTGTTGTCATTTTCAATTGCGTCAACAAGTTTCTTTGGGTCTTCAATTACATTTGTGTAATAGTAAACCTTTTCTTCAAGTATTTCTACATCCATGGTTTTCTCCTAGTATTTGTTATTTTTATAAAAGTCTTTTACTTTTATAAATCCTACTGTGACATATCTAATAGGGCCTTCTCCTACATGCCTTACCCCGTGTTCAAATTCTTCGTTGCCTGGAAAAATGAGCAAGGTTTTTGGCCTTGGCCTTAAGTCTGAATTTTCCTTATTGTGAAAAAACAAAGTTCCAGCCTCATAGTCATCATTAATGTATAGTATAGCAGCATATTTAATTGATGGATCTGTATGTTGGTCTGTATGGGACTTTAACTCAACCCCTGGCTGCATTCTTTGCATAGTTCCAAACCCAGCCAGTTCAAGGTGACTATTGTTTATGTTAATCAAATTTCCAAGTCTTCTTTGAAGAGTTTTACTAATTTCTTCATTTACAATGCTTAAATTCTTATCATCCCAGCCTCTTGTTATTTCATACTTTCCTTCTGCTACCAAATTCTCAACATCGCTTCTTCCAAATTTTTCCATGCAAAATTCTGCAAGACTTCTTCTGTACTCTATAGACCAGTCTTCATTTGGAGTAACTTCAATTATTTTTAAAATAGTCTCTAGTTCTGTGTCTGTTAAAAAATCATAAATAAATAAAACCTGATCGTGAAAAACCTCAGTAGTATATCCAGCATCAGCAAACTCTTTTTCTAAGAATACGTCCATTTATAGTTCTTCCGCTCTATATCTATTGCCGTCAGCATCAAGTTTCCATCCTTGTTTTAACAACTCTTGCCACTCTGCTCTTTCAATTTCTTGTTGTGCTCTTGTTGCCTTCATCTCTTCAGCCCAAGCATCTCTTACTTCTTGTGG